TCACTAGAAAGCCAGCTGGATAAAGGCAAGGGGCTATTTGTAGGAGTTCTTCTTGTAGCAAGTGGAGCTGGTGCAGCAATATCAACATTAATGAATAAGTGGTTTTAGAAAATGGCAAAGTTACCAATGGCGACAAGAGTTAAAATATTTCCAAAGAAAATGGCGGAGGGTGGTACAACTACTGCAGATAACCCTACAACAACAGGGGGTGTAGGGCAGTTTCCAAGTGCTACTGGAATAACATCCCCAATATCTGACGTTATTCCAGAAAGCAAACTAGGTTTAACAGAAGGGGAGAAAATAACACCACAACCTTTGACAATGCAATCCGATGAAGAGTTGCAAGCTATAAATTTAGAACAAGCAGATCCTGTAACAAAAACAACAGGGGCTACTACAGGGTTAGAAATTCCTGTACCACAAGTGCAAGCTACTAATAAATACACAGCGTATACTGTACCAGATACACCAGAAGCTATTGCTGCTCAAGGAACACTATCACAAGAATCTAAAATTGGAGATATACAGGGGGCTATATCTAATGAGGCCATAGCGTCTGCTGCATTAGGAACTGTAAATGAAAAAGCAACTGTTAAGTATCAACTTGGGCAGTTGTTTGATAGCATTAAAGAAGGACAAGAGTTACCTGCTTGGGCTGCTCCTGCGGTTAGAAACGTAACTGCACAGATGCAAGCAAGAGGTTTAGGTGCCTCTTCTATGGCAGCTGCTGCGATAACACAATCTATTATGGAAGCTGGTGTTCCAATCGCTGCTGCAGATGCACAAACATACTCTAGAATGGAGTTACAAAATTTAAGTAACGAACAGCAGACTGCATTACAAAATGCCATGACTTATGCTGCTATGGATAAGGCTAACCTTGATGCTAGAATGACTGCAGCTGTAAACAATGCAAAGTCTTTTTTAACAATAGACGCACAAAATTTAACACAATCACAACAGGCAAACACTTTAACATTCCAATCACAGGTACAGAAACTGTTCACTAACCAATCACAAGAAAATGCATCAAGGCAGTTTAACGCTAAATCTGAAAATCAAGTAATGGAATTTTTTGCGGAGCTAGGGGTGCAGGCAGAGAATGCAAATAAAACTAGAGTAGCTGCTATGGAACAATTTAACGCAGACCAAAGTAATGCAATGGAAAGATTTGCTGTACAGATGAATGATAGTAGAACAAAATTTAATGCAAATATGTCTGCACAAATTAATCAAAGTAATGCACAGTGGCGTAGACAAATAAATACACAAAATACAGCAGATGTAAATGAAGCAAATAGGTTGAACGCACAGGCGTTGTTAGGGTTAAGTGCTACAGCACAAGCCCAAGTATGGCAACGATACAGAGATGAAGCGCAGTGGGTGCTACAAAGAACAGAGAGTGCTTTACAAAGAGCACACCAATTTGCAATATCGTCACAACAAAATGATTTTGCGGTAGATCAATATGAGACTGAATTTGGTGATTCTATTCTTTTAGAAGTAGGGCAAAGTGCCTTAGAACTGTTGGGTATTCCAGCAGGTGGAGCATAATAAGGAGTATATGTACAGATGAGTTTATGGGATAATATAACAGGTTATTTTTCTGATTTTAGTTTTGGTAAAGCAGCAGATAAATTTGAAGGATTTTTAGGAAACGTATTTGAGCCAGAGATGGAGGCAGGAAGAAGATATGTACCTCCTGTAAGTTCAAAAAGTTTTACGGGTGGTTCTTCAAAATTTCCGCCACAAGATAGACAATACATGGGGGCAGGTGCTGGATATAGATATTTTGATAAAAGTGCTAAGCCCGGTTTAAGTGGGTATCCGGGTAAATACGTAAATGAAATGATACAAGTTAATCCATACACAAGGGGTGGTGGCTTTAGTGGAACACCTTTTGAATACCCCGCTGCTATTGTAGGAGGAACATTCTCAACACTGAGAGATGTTGTAAATGATTATGTTATAGATCCTTTGGCAAAATTTGCAGAATCAAGAACCGGGCAATTAGCTAAAGATAAACTTATAGAAGCTGGAGGAAGTTTTGCAGAAACATATGCACAGCAACAACTGTCGCAAAGAAGTAAACCTACAGATAGATTTAAATTAGATGCAGGAAATAGAGGTAACAGAATAAGTAGGTTTACACAACAAGGGGCTTCAGGTACAGGGGCACAATTTGTATCTGGAAAAACAGGTATATCTAATACTTTAATGAATGTCCTTCAGTCTAAAATACAAAATGCTGACGTGTTACCTAACAGCGATGTGGCTATGTTACAGTTCCATTTAGAAAAACAACGATCCCAAGGTGTATTCACTAGCCTGCGAGATACTCCCGGCATTAAAACTTCATTATCCAGACCAGTAACAACTACTACTACTACTTAGGAAAAACACATGTTAGTAAATCCAAAAATACATAACCCAGAAGCTCCTGTAGGTTCTATAGAAAATCAAGACCCATTAGGAGCACCCATTCCCGGACAAAGTTTAACAGATGCTTCAGAAGAAAGTAAATGGGATTGGGAAAGTCCACCACAATATACAGATGTAGATGAAGCTGTAGGATCTATTGTAGAAAGAGTAGAAAAAAATGTTGAATCAGGAGAGAGAGTAGACCGACTACTTCTATCAGGAACTCCTGTAGAAACTCTTGTAAACACTATAGCTTTTGCAGGTTTTTCACAAGGCCAATGGAATCCTGATTTAGCCGAATTAATAAAACCACCCCTATCAGCTTATTTTATATTACGAGGATTAGAAAAAGATATACCATTGAGAATATTTAACAATAAACCAAAAAGAAGAATGATGGATGATGATGCTGTGCTCAGAGGAATGAAAGATAATAATCCAGAAGCGTTTACTGCGTTGGAAGAAGAAATAAATAAAGCAACATTACCAATGGAACAAAGGTCATTTATGGATATGGAAGAGCAGCCAATGGACATGGAAGATCAAGATATGGGAGGTATGGGATAATGTCATTATTACGAGCAGCATTTACAATTCTTGGCGGAGCAAGTAAAGGTTTTAATGAGGGAAAAATTGCCACACGAGCAGCACAGCAAAGGGCCAAAGAATTAGAAGATACAAGAAAATTTACCACAAGTGAAAGGATAAGTACCCAAGGTTTTCAGGTAGATATGGCAAATTTACAAAATAAATTTGATGTAGCGTCTCAACTGCAAGCCCAATTGTTTGAAGAAAGAAATATTAATTTACGAGCAGGAAACGCTGAAAAATTAGCACTATTAAACCAAGATATTGAAGAATATATGGCGGGCATAAATCATAAATATGGTTTAGATCTTTCAGCATTTAACTTTAAAAATACAATGATAAAACAAAAAGATCAACAAGTATTTGAAGGAGATAAACAAGAAGATGAACAACAACATAGTTTATTTATGCAAGAAGATGAACAGGAGTTTACTACAAGTGAAAATGAATTAAATAGGCTAAATGCATTAGAACTAAAAAGGATGGGCATAAAGGGTGATAAAGATATTGAAATATTAAAAGGTAAAATATCCAACGTAGGTAACACAGTACGTTACTTGATAAACACCGATGGTCAAGGTGTAGATTATAAACCAAATCTTTTTACAGATGATCCGGAACAACCTAGTAGTAGTGGCATAGCGTTTATAGCTTTTAATGATAAAGATCTAGAAAAAAATAGTGACGCTTGGTATAGAAATCATTATAACACATGGGCAGATCCAAAGCAAGTACAGAAAACAAAAGCTTTATTAAACGATTTGGTTAAAAAGGGAGATATTGCTAACATAAAACTTGTAATAAATGACATGACACAAGATATATATGGATATAAAGCAGTGTTACAAAAAAGCGCAAAACCATCTACCCAAATTGTTCAAGAGGGAGCTTCTGTGCCACCCCTTCCAAACGTACCTCTTACCGCTATAAGTAAGTTATTAGATCAATTTATGCAGGATGATGATGACATTTTTAATAATGATAGTATAACTGATATAGTTGCTCAAGAATTAACAGCAGTTTGGCTAGGGACAGGCGAGGGTGATGCAAACAGAGCTAACAATATACAAGAAGTTATGAGAAACATGGGCTATGTTCAAAACAGTGGAAATACATTAGATATAACTAAAAAATCTAATCAAGCAATTGTTAATGACGAAAATGACACAAAAGATTTTTTACAATACTTAGCGGGTGATATGAAGGAAGTTACTGCAGGAAGACCTCTTCAACCTCACTACTACAGTACAAGCGATGTATCAAATGCTATTTTTAGTAAACATATTGATAAAAGAGCTGTACCTCTCGCAAAGATGTATTCTAATCACAATAACATAGTGTATGCGGATCAAACTCAAGGCAGTGCAGAAAATGAAAAAATCTTAAACAGTCAAGGAATAATGCCAAGCAACCATTATGATTCTGGTATATTAAATGCAAGTGAGAAATTACATTTTCAAGCCGTTAATCTTAAAGGAATAAATGGTAGACCTATTAATATATACAACTATGGTGATATGCAAAAAGTGCATGCTGGATTAAGCCTTATCATGCCAAATACAAATGCTAATGGAGTAAGGCAGTCTGTAGATAAACTTATAGAAAATAGTGGTTTAGATAAAAAAACAATAGATGCTAAATATGTATCTTCTGAACAAGCGATAAGCACCATAGATGAAATATTAAAATTGTATAAAGAATTTCCAGATTTACCATCTGGGCAAGCCGGTAATTTCTTTGCTAGACTGTTTGAAATTTCAAAATTTAACGAAACAGGGAATTTTGGTAGTGTTATAATGGGTATGTTTAAAGACTACGAATTTACCGGACACACTAAAAACAATTCCTACATGAAAAGAATGCAGAAAAACTTAGACGAGATAGGTAGACTGATGGGTAGTGAAGAACCGTTATCTGCCCAAGATGCAAAACTTTTAGCAAATAATCAAAAAGAAGCTTATACAGCTCTTTTAGCATACCAAATGGCTGCAGCAATTCAAGGCGGTACTGGTGGTAGAACTATTTCTGACCAAGATGTAGAAAATATAAGACGAGCTATGGGAAAAACATTCTTTGATTATAGGCCGGGTGCAGAGGGTAGACTTATGGCATTCCGTAATGTTGTTCAAAAGATAGCTTCTGTAAATAAAGTATTAAAACTTGGTGTAGATAATGGAACTGTAAAAGGTTATAAAGCTGCACAAGCAATGGCTGATATGTATTTAGGAGCACCTTTAGGAGCTTTCAAAAATGCCGGTTGGACTAATAATCCAATAATTATGGATGCAATATTTTATGATGATGATCAATATAAAATATCTACACAAGAAATTGCACCTCGTGGCGAAGAAACATACGTAAATGAAGACTTTGCTGTAACAGGTATGAAAGCATCTGAAAATACAACCTTCACATTTACAAATGCGGATGGCAAAGAATATAAAGATATATCTGTAAACAAGGGTCAATCATTAATAGAAGCTATACAAGACGATTATCCTGATTTTGAATTTTTATATAATTCTCCAAATCTCTTAGAACAATTACTAGAGCAGGGAGTTATTACTGAAACATATAAAAACCTGTGGGACAATCAACGTAAAGGCATGGAAAACCAAGTTTTTAAAAATGAGGAAGATACATAATGGCTGATTTAGATAACCAAATGGAAACTCTAGAAGAAGAATCCCGTACCACTCTTCGTGGAGACCCTATACCAGAAAAACCCCCAATAGGTTATAATCGTAAATTTAGATATGATGATCCTGCAGGAATGCAGGAAGAACGATATAGGCCAGAAGACCAATTGGATATTTTAGATACTCCTGCGGATGTGGATAGAGACACACCATTTATATCTAGAGCTGAACAAATTCAAAGAGAAGCTATGAATATAGAAACGGAGGCACTTGAACAGCCAAAAATTGAAGAAGACGAAAATGTTAGAAAATATGCGGATGCAGAAGCAGAGCTGATTGAACAAAAAGAAAAATATTTAAAAAAGGCCCGACCAAAATTTCAATTTTTAAAAGGAAATTTAGGGGAAGATGGAAAGTATGATACTGTAATTTACCAAAGATTTGACAGCAACGGTATTGTATCTTATGAAAAAGTATATGAAAATATTTCTATAGAAGAAGCAAACTATGAAGTTAAAAGTAGAAACGCTTTTTTTGATGATGTAGGCAGAGATTACAAATATAGTCCAGAGAAAAATATACCCATAGTTCCTAGAATATTAGAAGGTGGTGACACCCCCGGCATAAAGTATTTTGGAAGGGGTGCAGTAAATTTATCTAAAGGTCTTGTTGATCCGGTAGTTCAAATTGTAGGATTGGGTGTTGTAGGTATAAACGCTGTTGCAGAAAAAATAGCAACATCAGGAAAAGTACGAGTTCCTTTCACTGATGCTTTAAATATAGATAGAATTGAATTAAATTTTCCCGGCCTTCTAGAACCTTTACTTTCTTCAGAAGATAATAAAAAGTTAAATGTAGCTATAGATAAAAGAAATGATTTTGGTATGAAGCTAAGTGCCTTATCTATTACCGACACATTAGTTCTTGCAGCCCATGATGCTACAAAAGATTTAAGTTTTTTAAGTTCATCTAATAATTTTGAAGGCAGTGAAGTGGTTACAGATTATGATCCAGATGAAATATTAAGTGTCATAGATGCAAAAGACGCTGGCAGTTTAAGAAACTTTATTAACTACGCAGCTCGTGACGCTGGAAGTTTAATGCTTTTTAGAGGTATCACCGGAACAACAAGAAAACAAGCGTTAAAATTTTTTAATGAACTTAGAGTAGATGCTGCAAAAGATTTAATAAAACATAATAAACAATTAATTAAAGATGGTAAAAAACCAGTGCTAACAGGAGATAACGCTAAACTTAGTGCAGAAGAACTTGCTAGAAAATCATCTATGATTCCTATGTTAAACCAAAGAGCAAAGTTAATATGGAAATCTAAAAATGATAAAAATTTTAAAGATGCTGAAACTAGAGCAGAAAACTGGCTTAAAAAATTAAGAAAAAATATGTTGTTTGTAGAGGGGGGTGATAGAAAAGTCATGCCTATCTTGTATGGTTCTGAACTTGGAGGTTCATATGCTTCCTCGTATGTTGAAGGTGCATATGGGGTAGATAGAGAAAGCCCTTGGAACATGGGTATACAAGCACTTGCAGCTATTAAGGGTGATGTAATATTATCTTTTGGTATAAGAAATTTTCAAAAACCTGTAGATAAAAGTTTGAGAGCTTTAGAATTAGGTGCTGATGGTGTAAGATCTTTATTTTTAGCTAAAGGTGCAGATGGTGTAAACTTCATTGGAAAGATAAGAAGATACATTGAAACAGGCGGTGTTGACGGTAAAGATTTACGAGCAGTAAAAATACCTGATGGTAAAGGTGGTTTCAGACCTCTTACTGAAAAAGAAATTAGAAATGTTTTTAATTTTGTAGACGCAGCCCAAGGTTCAGCCACACAGCAATCTGCTATATTAGAACAAATAAATTGGTTTGGTCAAACAAAAAATATGTTAATGGATGAGGGCATTCCAGAAGATGTAATAAATCCACTTTTAGCTGATGCTTTAAAATTAAGTTACCTACAAGATGGTACAAAATTTATGATGGATACAACAAATTTAGGATTTAAAACAAGGCAAGCCAGAAAACTAAAAGGCAATTTCCAATGGATAAAACATTATGCCGAGGTTCTTCGTAGACAAAATGAACTTGTAGAAAATCTTGTTTCAAAGTTTGATGAAATAAAAACTAACTACGGTGTTTCAAAACCAGAAGAGTTTAATGAGTTAGAAAATCTTATTATGGGAAAAGTATTTGCAGATAATGAAGACTTAAATGAATTTTCCTCAATAATGGCAGACTATGGAGTAGAGTTACTTAATCAAATTACTACAGGAAAGTTAGGATTAAAATCTCACGAAATAGTAGACCTTCAAACAGATATAACCCAAACTATGGAAATACTCAAAGGTGGTGCAAATGGAACACTTGCAAAAGATACAAAAATAATTGATGATACAAAAGATATGTTGCACAATAATATAGTATCAAAAATAGGAAAAAAGAATTTAGATAGAATAGCAGCAGTGCCTTACGAAGAAATTCAAAAACATGTTTCAATAATGCAAACTTCTTTAGCTAGGTTAGACCAAGAGTTAGACGAGCTTTCTAGTACAAAATTACCCCAAAAAGTAGAAGTAGATGGTAGAAAAGCCCCTAATATAGCATCAGGAGCTAGTATAGAAAAACAAAGAAGCGTTGTAAGTGAAAATTGGGCTGCTTTAATTCACCGTAAAAGTAGAGAACTTTCTGAAGAAGCAAGTGAAAGATTTTCTGTAGTAGATAAAAACGGTAATCCTGTACAGATAAATGCGTTAGATTTGGTAGGAGACCTTTGGACTCTTACAAGATCTATAAATCCTACAGACGAATTTGCAGGAATAAAAAATAATGTTGTACTTAAAAATGTTTTAAGTAGAACCTACTCTGATACAGCCCAAAGTATAAATTCAAAAATTATAAAATCTATTGCCGAAAATGAAAACAAAAAGGCAGCTTCTATTCTTAAAAATGTAAGAGAAAAAGCTGCAGATTTTATGGGTATTCCTTCAAGTGATGTAGAAAATATTGATATACTTTTGTATTTTTCACAGCACAAAGATTTTTATATAGATAGAATGGGGGTAGACGGTGAATCTTTAACAATGGTGTTAGGTATGGGATTAGATGAATTTCAAAACCTATCAGTTGGTATTAACAGAAGATTAAATGATAGTAATATTTCTCCAGCAGATTCAGCGTATCTTACTGAAAGTAGATCAATCTTAAGAGATTTTGAAAAAGGTGCATTAAGGGAACTGGCCCCGGGCCAAGCTGAAAAATTAATGGATGCAAAAGCATGGTACACTAAAAATGCCGTAGGATTTAGGCATCAAAATAATCATGTTCCAAACGTGTATATTTATAAGGGTGCAGACACAAGAGAAATGGGAAGTATTACAGGGGCATATCATCCTATGGAACCTACCCAATGGTTAGGCAAATTAGTAGAAGACCATATGAATTTAGAAACAAATGGAGCTGAAGAATTAATTAGAACACTACAAGCCATGTTTCCTAAAGTTACAAACAAAAATGGTAAATCTGAACCTTCTACAGATTTTCTTTTTTCTTTAGAACTTGTTAAAAGAGAATTAGGATTGCGTATGCAAAAAGCATCTAAAGAAAAAGCTCTAGAAGAAGTAGGTGGTGCTAGTCAACAGGATGTATTAAAATTCTTAAATAATCCAAGACCTCTCAATGTTGTAAGCAATGAATTTGATCAGTTTGTAATAGATTTAGATAAACTTACTGGTGGAAGAATAGCATTTAATGCTCTGCAAAAAAATAATGTTAGCCGTAAAAAATCAGTAGAACTGATGCAAAAAAATGCTAAAGATTTTAAAGCTGCAGGGGAAGCATTAGAGGTAGCACAAACAGAAGTAAAAAATGGTTTAGAACAAATGAATAGAGCTATTAAACTTTTAGCTGAAGATACAAGTGAAGCAGGTCAACAGTTTAAGGGGGTAATAAAACTATTAGAAACTAGACCTACAGAATTTTTTGAATATGTTACGACTAATCCAAATGAATTGGCTGCTCTTAAAAAATATGCTATTAGTAAATTTAACATGTCTGAAGAAAAGTTTAACGGTATAATTGCTCGCCAACTTGCCCGTGGATTAACAAAAAAAGTACGAAGGGTTACTGTTTACGATATGAGTAAAAAGGAGTTTGATCCAAGTCCTGTATATTCTGGTGTTGTAGATGAAGCGGTAATGAGAACACAAGGTATGGCTGAAAATAGATTAAACACTTCAGAGTTGTTAAATTTACTAGATGATGAAACAACTGTAAAATTATTTAATGAATACATGCCTGCTGATTTGAATAAATTAAAAGCTATTCTTTATGGGGACAATCTTTCAAAAGGCCCTATTAGAACTGGATTAAATATAAGCACAGATAGATCACCAAGTATAGATACAGCGGGATTATCTTCTAGAGGTAATGCATTAGCTCAAGAACGTACTGGAGTTCGTTATCAAATAGCAGAGATGATGTTAGCCGTATTTTTAAGAAGTGAAATTGATGCTGTAGCAGCGTTGATGTTAAATCCTCAAGCAACAGATATAATGACGGATTTAATAGTAAAAGGTAGAGTGCCTCCTAGTAGGTGGAGAATTAATCCAGCAAATAAAACAGGATTATGGTTACCAGAATTTATTGCTCAGGCAAACTATATGTACATTGATGATGTTAATTTAGAATTAGAACGTGATTCTGATGAAGAAAGAATGGGAAACCAAATGAAAGCCCTTTCTGTTACCCCATAAGAGGAGAAAAATACATGCCCGGAAAACACAACTACAAAAAAATGGCTGAAGGAGGCAGAGCAGATATGTCTGCTAAACCCGATATAGCTAAACCCGAACCTGAAAAAGCAATAGCCCCACCTACCCCTATGAGTAGTGCAATGGAACTATCTAATGTAGATCCCATGACAGGAAAACGGTATCCTGACAAAAGACAAATGAAATACGGTGGTACTGTTATGTACAGCAACGGTCCAAGAAAAGTAAGAAGCTAAGACTTACAAAGCTTTCCTACATCTTCCTCTACAGCATGGCCTACCTTCTTGAGGTATTCTACCACAGCTCCTAGTACATGTGTATTTGGGTAATCTTTTTTCCACTCGTCAAGAGCGGTGATTAGAGTTTCTCTCTCTATGTAATCTACTTGTGTTATAATTTTGCCGTCTGAATTGACCTTTACGGATAGTTCAAACAGACTCGCTTCAGACATCTTATTCTTCCAATCTTCCTAGCCGATGAAATAGATTGATCAAGGCTTCTTGTTCTTCTGGTGCATGGCTATTATTCAAATAATAAGCAATCACCTTTCTAAGAAGAGATATATCAGCAGAAGCTATGGCAGGTTTATGAACCCGCATTAGATGTCTACTAACTCACACACTCCAGCAGTACAGGCTAACTCCTGTGATCCCTTCGTGTTATCTTCCTTTTCAAAATCCTGTAGTTTGTGCCAGTCTAAAGTTGCTGGCATTTTTTTTACAAGTTTCTTGTATTCCTTTTCATCTATATCTTGATACGGGGCCTGTTGATATGTGTGATCGGAAAAGGGGAGAAAGGAGACACCACTCAGGTATTCAAAATTTTCCCAACACCACGCACCGACAGGCACCCACTCACTTTCTTTTACCGAAATCGTAACAGAAGGTTTATGCTCACACCAATGTTTTGCATAAATTTTCCATAACTCAAGCTGTTCTATTGCAGACATATCATTTCTGCAAACAGAGCCTGTAGGGGCTTTCATCGGAAAAGAAAATACTGTTGTATGTTCTGGTTTCATATAGTCTGGCTCAGATGGTATGCCAGATGCTTTCATAAATTCTGTAAGAGGGTCTTTATTATCTCCTCGTACTGTTCTTATATAGTAAGGATTGTGCCTTGCATGTATACCACTAGAGCTATCTACCAGCTGACTAACAGTACCCGATGGTTTAACACACGTTATAGCAGTGCTTTGGTTTATACCAAACTTCTCTGCCCAATATTTATTAGCCTCTACAGCAACACCACGCAGAGTCTCAAGACGTTTCTCTAATCCACTCTCCTTGCCATTCATCAACGGACTATCCATAATACCTGTAAGAGATACACCAAGTAATCTTTCTTCTTCTGTGTTGTTCTGCCACCGTTTACGAAGGTAACCAAAGTTTGTAAAGGTAGATTGTATGGTGCCTAACAGTGTGGCAATCTGTATCTTTCTTGTAAGACTAGCTACGGTATCACCAGAACGCACTACTACTTCTGTAAGATTACAAAACTGATTAGGCCGTAATATAATTTCACTACAAGGATTAGTACCAAAATCCCAAGAGGCATCTCTCCTACCATTCTCAGCAGCTTTTGCCTGTGCAGAAGCCCTGCTAAACATGCCTCGTTCTCCTGATTTACTCTCGTAAAGAGACAACCATTCTTTCATAAAAATGCCGGGGTCTGGCTTCTCTGTATAGGCAACAGAGTTATTAGCCAAGGCTCTCTCTGGGTTTGTAGTCCACCAATCACCAGTCTTAGCAGAACGTATGCGTTGGTCTGACAAGTTTGATAATGATATAAGTGCTGACCTTCGTACACCACCTACCACTACTACCTCGCCTGTTTTACAAACTATATCATGGCACTCCATAGAGGATAGCTTTCTACCTCTAGCATTCTTAAATTTCTCTACAGTAAAATCAAACAGGTCTACCAACGGCTGTGGCCCACTAGCTCTACCACCAAATGTTTTAAGTCGTGTACCTGCAGGTCTAATTTTAGTTACGTTAATCTTAGGTATCCTTCCTGTATACAAGAACGATATTAGATCTCTAAACCCTTTAGCCCAACCTTCTTTAGAATCTACCACAGCAATTACATCTTCTGTCTTTTCAAATTCTACATCAGGAATAGTGGGCAACTTATCAGAGTACTGTCTCTCTACAGAGAAACCTACCCCTGTACCATTCATAAGTATGTACAACACCTCATCAAATGCTTTTGGATTATCTATCGGTATATACGAACAGTTATAGCCTGCAATGTTTTCTCTTTCCAATGCTTTGCCTGCGGTCATCAATGCTCTCATACTAGGCATAACCTGTAATGATAGCACTGCTTCTTCCATATCCTCCCAAGACTTTTCATCTACACCCTTTGTATTTTCTTTAAAAAAATTAATAAGCCTACCAACAGTTTCATCCCAACTCTCTCTTCTACCTTCCTCTTCTAACCAACGAGAGTACCTAGACATGTGTATAAAAGATTGATACTCTGTAGGTAAATAATTTCCCCCTAACAATGATGCCATTTATTTTTCTCCATATTCTAATTCTAATATTAATTCTGCGTAATGTATAACTTTTCTTATATCTTCTGCCCCGTTCTTCTTCTTATGACGAGAGATATACTTTATAATATTTCCCTCTAGGAAGTCAAGTTTATTTTTAGAAATATATTCTATGGGCATAATTTCAAAATCTATGTAATGACTGCCACCTACCTGTCTGCTCTTCCCTCTTACTGACTCTCTTATCATAGCATCGTGAGAATCATACTGTTCTCTTTTATTCATTTTATACTCCAATCCCTCCGCTAAACTATTACTGCTTATCATCTGTATCTTCTCCAAACAACGATACAATATTATCTTTTTGTGTGCGTTTTACATTTGCCTGCCTATCCATAATACTATCTGTTATAGGAAGTTTTGTTACACTTCTCATCTCATCTAGTATAACACTCTGTCCTCTCTCTTTTATCATATCCATGTCATTTGCTAACAAAGATAAAACTCCTCTAGAAAGAATATAAGATAAATCTATATGGTTAGTTCCTATAGGATGTGTATCCACTACAGCAAGACTAACCCCATCTTCTCCATCAGGTTTAAGAAGTATAACATACATATCTTTAGGAAGATTGTCTTTGTATAAATTTAACTGTTCTCTATTCATCTAACCACTCTTGGGGTAAAAATCCTTGACACCATTTAAATCCATACCGTTCACACCATCCTGCATACGTAGTCTTAGATCCTTTGTACAATTTATTATCTGCTTTCATAAACAAAAACCGTATATCTATCTCAGGATGTT